GTTCAGATGAATTTAACCAATCGCCTGTAGAGTTCTGTACACCAGACTCTATCATGCTAATCAGTTGTTCATCACTAACAACCTCTTTATATCCTTCGGGTTCCATTATCGTTTCCCTCCAGTGCCTGAATAAATAGGCTTAGCTTTCTCTAAAGCTTTTAAATCATAAGAACCAGCCTTAGGTAACTTTGGCTGAGGTTTTTTAGCATCTTTTTGTTTATGTGTTTCTTGTACAAATCTAGACATTTACCACTCCTGGGTTTACGTTCTATGTCGTTTTACTTTGTTTGCAACCTTTTTAGGTTGTTTACTAAATTGTTTTCCTGCTTTTGTAGCTTTTCTCTTAGCCCTAGTGGTAGCAGCGTGTTCTGCTGGCGTAAGACTAGCCACAGCTGAAGCTGGCATATAACGTTCTCCAGTAGCCAACGGACCTTGAGTAGAGTTTTTACCACTTTTGGTTCGCCACTTCTGAGAAGTCCATTTGCTTAGGCTCTTTTGTGACGGTTTTTTTGGCATTAGTCTCTATAGCCTCCACCATTTGCTTTATACTGTTTAGCAAGCATTTGCGCCTTTCGCGCCGACCATTGGCCTGGACGACCTCCTTTACTACCTGCTTTAATTTTATTAAACAAGTTTTTACGCATTGTCGGTTTTGTGTAGTTACCTGCCGCATTTACAGCCATCCTTTACCTCCGTGATATATATGTCAATCATTTCTAATTTTTCATGCCATTTAGCCATATGACTTAACTCAGTTTCAATAGCATCAATAATATCACTATGTTCACCAATACCAACAGGATTATCTAAATAGACCTCAATATTTGCCACGTGCTTAGCCACATGACCCTCTGCGTGTTTACGAACAGCTTCTAGCAATTTATCCTCCATATCTACCATTTAACCTTATTAGCCCAATATGCTGCGCTTAAAGGACCACGAGCAATGTTTTTAGCATGACGAGCCTTAAAAGATTTACGTTTCATTTTCATACGCCTAGATTCACCAGCCTTTGGTTTACCTGCAGTACTCGCACCTTTTTCACCAAACCGTATTAGTTTTTCTTTACCACCCGACCTCGCAAGGACAGCGTGGGATTTTTTGGGGTGGTTAGGGGTTCGCTTTGGTTTGTTGTAACCGGAGAAGGTTTCTCCTGCTTTTTCGATTGACATGACAATTCTCCATTACTATAACGAACACTGTTCCACCACACAATAGGGCTTTTGTATTCTTTAGGTTTTCTTTTTCTTTTGGGTTGAGTATAAGGTATGTGTACCATTTTTTAGTCCATCCAAATAATAATCTCTTATTTGATCGGTTGTTCGTCCACATCCAACACAATATTTATCTTCGCTATCTAATCTACAAACACCAACACATGGGCTACTCATTTATAAAATCCACTATAACGTATTTATCACCATCTTGTTCCAGAGTCACAGTTTCTTTTTTACAACTGTATAAGTGACCTGATTTTGAAAGACGATCAATTTTTCGTTTTATACTTAAGCAATCCTTTAGGGAAAAATGAGGTGTCCATTCTATAGGTTCCCCACCTAATGTTAAGAATAGAACGAAAAGAGTTTCTTTCATTACTTATCTCCGTTTCTTAGTTTTTCTATGTTTTCTTCTAAGCTAGTTATTCGTTTTTCATAGAACTCTAAAGTCAACTTTTGTTGTTGATCATACGGAGCCTTACCACTTTCAATATCGGTTTGTAGTTTTTCTAACTCTCCCGCAAGGTGTTCAATAAGCATATATTGTTCACTATCTGCGGGTAGACTTCCCATGTCACCACGAGGCCATTTAATACGAAACTCTGTGTTCTGACCTACGTCTGCTTCCATCATGGTTACGTTTGTTTCCATTTGATTAAGACGTTCTATAATTCCAAAGTACGCCCATGTTGCAACACTAGCTGCTGCTACCATGCTTATAATATTTCGTAATGGTAAAGCTACTTCTGTATTTTCATTGACTCTGGTGGGCATTACTCAACTCCCATAATCCTTGACAGGCCAAATACCTCCAGAAGCATAAACGTAAAGAAAAGTAATAAGACACCACCTGCTATTAGTTTACCACTAAAGTTTGTTGATCCTATTCGTATTGCTATAAACTCATTACCTAATATACGTAACACAAGCTCAAAACTATTTTCACCTACTTCTAAAGCTACTGGTTTTATGCTGCTATTTTTGGATTTATCCCCATCCATTTCCCCCACTCCTCATAATAATGTCTCATGCCTACTTCATCGTGTATGGTTCTGTTTTCATGCCGACCATGAAGTATGAAACGATCTTCTGTGCCTGGACGCATTGTTGTGCCCTGACCAGCGACACCAATAAGGTCTTCGTGTAAGTTTCTACCGAATGGACCCCAAATAGAGTTGTGGTGGTTTATACGGGTCTTCCTATCTTCTGGTGAGTCACTTTTGAGACCATAGCCACGAAACTCAATAAGAACTTTGTTTGGTCCAAGAGGCGTAACACTATCGCTTCTATAAGCACTCCCCCTAAGATTAAAATTAAATCCAGGAAACAAATCAACCATATACCATTGATTGGGTGGAAGGTTAGGGAAACTAAGCTCTCCTCTATCCTCAAACCCATCGTACTCCTCATAGTTGACTGTGAAGCTGCTGACATTAACGTGTCCGTTATCAAATGGTATATTTTTTCTAGCAAAGTATTCATCGTTAAACCCCGACACACGATTAAAGTAGTGCATAAAGTCGTGGTAGAACTCTGAGTTAGTGTCATGCCACAGTTTGTAATTCGTATCTATAATAGCCTTGTGGTAATGAAACACCTCTAATGGTTCAGCATCAATAGCATCTATAATACAATCAAATGATCCATTAAGCCATTCTTTTAGAGATTGTGTTGGGTTATCATCAAGGGTAGCCCACACCATCCCACCGTATCCTATTTCACTATGTAGTCGATTACCAGTTATAATACCTACTGGCCCTGATACACCATGAAGCCCTGTGTTTTTATACACATGAATACCATGTTTATTTTTTATTACAGCAATTGGTGTATGTGCAATTGTTGAGGTCCGATACCAGTTGTCTTCAGGTAGTTCGCTTTCATGGCAAACAGGAACCCATACCTTAGAGAATATGGTTTCTAGTTCCTGGCTGTATATATCCCAATCTGAATATATCCTAGAGTTTATGTATTCTACATTAGGTTCTTTCTTCCAATCCTTGTGATTTCTTGGTGGCATTATTTGTCCCCTTTATGTTCGTGACCCATCCAAATTCCAAAAACACCCGTCATTACGCCCATTACTACGGACACAAAAGCTGACTGTGCTCCTGTTGGATCAGGAAGATCCATAAACCACTCAGCACATCGCCAAGACATTACTGTACTAGCCAACATCATAAAACGAGGTAGTATCTTCCATTTGAGAAATGTTTCTACTGACATACTATCCTCCGTAAATAAGTGGTGGTATACCGCTGCGTACCACCGGACGCATGAGGACAACGCGGATCTCTTAGACCCTTAGGGGTCTTTATGTTCTATAAGGGGTATATACTATATCCAGTTTACTTCTGGTTGTTCTATACCAGACATCTTTTGTTTCCATGAAACATTTGAAGTCCCCAATCTGTCCCAATGTGTGCGTAATACTTCACAACCTATCGCTAATGCTATAACCGAATCATCATAACAGTTGGGTGCAGCTTCTGTCTTACCCGTATCCGTAGAAATATAGTCCTTAAGTTCTTTAATTATCTGCACAGACGGGATAAGTATCTCTTCATTCTCTATTAGGTTTTTAAGATTAGCTATAATCGCTGGTTTTGTAGCAGATGTCGTTCTAAAACCCAACCTAACACCCTCTTCCGAGGACACATTAGCTATCTTTGTCTGTCTATACAGGTTTATGTAGCCTGTACTGTCTAGTTTCTGCAGGGTTGCAATACCCATACTGTTAGATTCTACTGCTAATAGGGCATTATTATAATAACGGCCTAAATAAAACAGAAGATCACCCCACATACTGGGGTCAATCTTGTTATTCCTATAGTGTGCTACAATCTCATACTTTTTATTTAACACAACAGCAGCAGAATAGTCCTGACCAACCCCCAAGGCTACATCAGCAGCAACCACATAGGGTTCATTCCAGTCAGGAAACTGGTATATGTACAAAGAACCTTCTTTATTCTCATCAAACATCTTCGATGCAGGGTCCCACTCAGACCTTCTTTGATAAGATTCTGGAACTAGTGCGTCCAAACGCTCCAGGTTGAAGACGTTAGATCCTGACATAATAAACGCTTCGTCAGCTGTTGAGGGGTACTCTTGTTTGAACTTGAGTTCTCCTCCTTCTGCAATCTTAAGTCTTCGCCAGTAGAGTTGTCCGTCTGTGAGGTCGTGTTTATCTCGTAGTTTTTCTTCTTCAACTGTCAACTCCATGTTCTCTGGGGGTTCTCTAGTGTATTCTGGTGTAATATACCACGGTAGAAAGATAGGTAGATATTCATTCTCCCCCATCTCAGCGCCCTTCCAGAGCCTGTAAAACTCCCCTTGAGCACCATTAGCAGTAGACTCCAGGATAACCTCAGTACCGTCAGCCTGTGAGATACCTTGGAAGAGTCCTGCTAGGATCTTCTCATCATGTTGCCAGAAAGCTACCTCAGAACAGTGTGCTATAGTCGGCGTAGTACCTCTTCCAGCTTCTGGAGACCCCGCTGTATAAAGCCTATAGGAAGCTGTAGCGTCTTTATCGCCCATAGCAGGACTGTTAATAATAATTTCTTTAGCATTACTACGTATTTCATTGGGTGCAAGGTTTCCCTCCATGTTTCTAATAAGGTTTTTGGACATAGCAAATAGAGCATCTGACGTAGCCGAATCATGCGCCATGACAACTGATCTTGAATGGGGAGTATAATAACTCTTCCAGAAGACTCGTCCAGCGCAGTATGTAGATATCCCCTGCTGCCTAGCTTTAAGAATAATTGCTCTAACTTTTCCAGTAGCATTCCGTTGTTCCTCTAATTTTTCTGTAATTATCTGTTGGGCTTTATTGAATTTAAATGGAACAAACCCCCTGGATACGTCCTTAGTAACGATTTGTATTTGTTCTTCTGCAAACTTAGTAAAGTTATGTTCATAATCCTTAAGCCTAGACCTTCTCTGCTTTTCTTTGAGCAGTTTAGATAGCTCTTTCTTGTTCATGTGTCTTGTGTCCTCTTAATTGTCTTTGAGTAAGCCTGATTAAAGTAACAATATATATGAGTACCCTGATTACTTTCGTACCCCCTCAATCACTCAGGGTACTCTTAATCATTCAATCATGTCTTTGAATCCCTTCGGGATACTTATAGTGTCTTTCTCTCTTCGCTCAGTCGCCGCTAGGCTTTTTAGGTACTATACCTACTCTTTGTACCTTTAAGGGCTGTCAGTGAGCCTTATAGAGCTACTAATGGTATCTATAAGGGGTATATAGAACCCTTTACTAAGACTATTACCCGATCAGGAGTACTGTTAGAGGACTATGAGGAACCTTGGGGACGATGTTCAATTGTATATACCCCTTATAGAAACCTCTTTGGAATGTAACTCTATATACATATAAGTATCTATAGATACATAGAGTACTTAAAGTAACCATAGAGTACTATAAGAGCCAAACACTCGTTACCTCGGTTTGTCTTCACAATGGATAAGAATCCTCTTGTCCTTCACATCCTGAAAGGAAACCAGATATGTTTACATATTCTGTTAACACTGATGGAACTGTCAGTAACGTCCAGTTCAACACAACCGACCATCTTGGCTTCAACATCACATGTGCTGAAGTTGTCCATGATGACCTTCAAGATCTACAACACCTTGATGCTCTCAAGCGTCAACAAGATCTTGAGTGGAGCCTTGGCTGGGAATCCTAAGCCTCATAGCCTGAGTATGCTTCTAACTGCTCTCTTCATTCTCAAAGATCTCAGAAAGGATCTGTCATGCATATCACTACACATGCTAAATCTCGCTTATCACAACGTGGTGGTACAGTACAGGACATCATCAACACAGTAAACAACGGTGTCAAGATGATCAACCGTACTGACCCCAAGAAGTTTACATTCATTGACAACTCTACTGGTATGTATGTTGTCACTAACTCAGAGGTTACTGTTGTAATCACTGTATTCTGGAAAGGTCAATACAATGGCTAAG